ACTTGTACTATAACGAATACGACCCGGTAGATTGGATTGATAGCCCTTGGGAGGAACCATGCTCATTGCCGCCTTACTAGCGGCCCTCATTGCCCTGATTCTTGGCCTTTAACCCTAAACCCCAGCCCACTATGCCGTGGGCTTTTTTACGCCCTCAATTTTTGCTTTAGCGTCCTCGAACCCGTGCCCTATGATGACTTGGTGGCCGATCCCCTGCAGGTACGCGATCCAGTCCCTTTGTACTGGTGACACTACCCCGCCCGTGGCCCGCTTCATTTCGATCCATAGGGACCACGCGGGCACATAAAGGTCCGGCACTCCCGCGGTAACCCCCTCGGCCTTTAGACTGGCGCCCTGGGCCATGCTGCGGCCTCCACCATTGGGGATCGCGAAGATTCGCACGTCCGGCCACTGGTGCCGGAACCAGGCCACCAGTCGGACCTGCTCAAGGTGTTCGCTATTCAAAACGGTAACTCCCATTCCCACAGAGAACACCCGCCAGGTTCACTTGCAAAGTCAGCGGGTGGCTCGTCATTAAATTCGGCGCAGCGCCCGTCCTTGCTGTAATGGTCGCAGGTATGGCATACCCTTGGTGGCTCGGCTCTCAGTGTGGTGCGGTATAGGGTGACAATCTCTGGTTCTGGGTGTCTCATGGGGTCCATGTCCTTTGTAGTACGGTGAAAAATTTACCTTCGTGCTTAAACTCTATGGTGGCCGGTGGCTGGCCTTCGGTAAGTACCTGCGCCATCTCATGCAGGTCGGCGGTGCCATAGTCCAGCACCACGCCTGCTTTATGGGCCACCTCGGCCAATAGCCTACGCGATTTCTCGCCTGCATAGCCGTCATGGGTAACGGCCAGGTATTCGGTCACTGGTGCGTCACTCAGGCCACCATAGTAGGTTAATGAGAGCATTTCTTTCCCGCTGGCTCGGCTGATATGCTTGCGCCACGTCCATGAGGTAACGTCAAGGTCCACGCCCTCATTGCCCATGATGTCCAGATTGTGTAATTTCAGGGCTGGCCGAACCGGCTCGGGAAACTCGGCCCCGCAGGCTGGGCATACCCGCACCGACAGGGCGCATATCTCTTGGCAGTGGTCGCAGACCTTTACCGGTGCCTCGCCCACCTTGTCGCCCTTTTTAGGTGGTGGCCTTACGGCGGTAATGGGGCCATGCTGCTCCACCACGCCCGCAAAGTCTAGAACCATGCAATCGGTCTTACCGTCAGCGATCCGCAGGCCACGCCCCGCCATCTGGACATATAGCCCTGGTGACATAGTAGGGCGAAGCATAGCAATCAGGTCGATCATGGGCGCGTCAAAGCCGGTGGTTAGTACATTGGCATTGGTCAGGGCTTGGATAGTGCCTGCCTTAAACTCGCGCAGGATACGGTCACGTTGGGCTGGTGGCGTATCGCCGGTCACGCACTCAGCCACAATGCCTTGGTCGACCAGCGCCTCTTTTATGTGCTGGGCGTGGGCAACACCTGCACAGAACACCAGCCACGACCGACGTTCACCGGCCAATTTAATGACCTCCTGCACTACCTTAGCGTTCTTATCGCTGGTGTCTACCTTGGCCTGTAACTCTGCCTCAATGTACTCGCCGCCCCGCTTATGCACCCCGTCCACTTCCAACTTAGTGGCCGTCAACTTGGACCGTAGCGTGGACAGGTAGCCTTTGAAAATCAATTCCTCAATGCTTACCGGCTCAATCAGCGCGTCGAATATGGCTGGCTTGTCGGTGATGTATCCGTGGCCTAAGCGGTAGGGGCTGGCGGTCAAGCCAATGATTCGCAGGTTGCTATTGATAGCCCGCAGGTCAGCCAATAAGTTGCGATAGCCGCCCTCATCCTTATGGCTGACTAAATGAGCTTCGTCAATGATGACCAGATCAACGTGCCCGATCTGGCTGGCCTTGGTCCGCACCGACTGAATGCCTGCAAAAGTAATCGGCTCTCCCATCTCCTTACGTCCTAGCCCCGCAGAGTAAATGCCCATCGGCGCGTTAGGCCAGTGCTGGCGCATTTTCTCGGCATTCTGGGCGATCAGTTCCTTTACATGGGTGAGCATCAGCACTCGAGTTTCAGGCCATGATTGCAGCGCGTCCTTGCACAGTGCCGCAATGATGTGGCTCTTGCCTGAGCCGGTAGGCAACACTAGGCACGGGTTGCCCTCGTTGCCTGCCTCAAACCATGCGTAAAGCTGGTCTATGGTGCGTTGTTGGTATTCACGCAGCATTACGCCACCACCCTAGCATCAAACTCACCCCGCAGCCGGTTAACCGTAGGGTCGCTGCAAGCCGCAGCATTAGCAAGCAATTCCTTACTGCTATACACGCCCTCGCCTGGCTCACCATTAGCCAAACCCAAGCCATTGATTTCATACACGGCAACCCAATCGCTGGGGCTTTCTAGGCGTTTCCACGGCACTAAGTCAGGGTGCAGGACGTGGGCCTCGCAACCGGTATGTTGAGCTTCTGTGGGTATTACATCATCCCACTTGGCGCAGTGCCAGGTTGAATCACTTAACGGCGTGGCATGGGCGCAAGTGCGGCAATTGACCTCTTTGGTGGTCTTGCTGCCGTGGCAGAAGTCATGCGCCGCGCACATCTTGCACTCAAACCAAGTAGGGTCTGTGCTGATAGGTGGCGGCAGTCGGTCGGTCAAGGTAAGGCGTTGGCCTCTGGCAATAGCCTTCAAGGCGTGGTCACGGTCATACTCTAAACGCTCTGTATATACATTGTCATTATCTTTGCAGACGGCGACATACAAAGTGCGTTTCAGGTCGGTGCCGTGCATATAAACTTGGCATTGTGTGAAGTGCATGGGTTTACTCTTTGCCACGCCATTTTTCTCCAAGTCATTGAATGACTTGAGACTGTGGGTTTTGAACTCCAAAACGTGTTCGGACTTTGGCGCACCAGGCACCCCCTTGCCAATCCCGTCCAAGCTGCCGCTAACGTGGCTACCAAAGTCCACCCGACGCTGGGTGCCTGATACGGTCATTCCAATGGCGCGCAGGTCGCTGATGATAGTGGCCTCTTCATTCTGACCACGCCGAAACAAGCGCAGAATGCGTCCCTTGAACTGCTCTTGCACCACCCAGCGGAACGACAGCCATAGCCAGCGATCACAGTGGTGGCCTAGCATTGAGCAACCAAGGTGAGCACGAGGCTTTTCTAGCCGTGCCTCATGGGCTTGATCAATCAGCGAAGTTATGGTAATCTCTGGTTCAGGTATTTTCATGTGTGTTCTCCTGTTAGTTGGTCGATTGACCCCGCCTTAATAAGCGGGGTCTTTTTTTGATTACTTTTTTTCCAAAAGCAATGTTTTGGCCGCTTCTTCAATAATTTTTCGTCTAAGTTCAAACGATAAATTGCCATAGCAATCGCAGCAAATGACACTAAACAAAATAGCTTTGTCAGATTCCACTACGCCGCAGTCACGACATTTTTCCATCATTTCTTAGCCCAAGGTGGCGCAGCCTTGGCAGGTGTAGTTTTTACACTGCTCGGCGTACTCAAAATAGATGTAGGCGCAGGTGCAGTGCCGTTCAGCGCCCGAAATGCCTTAACCTCGTTACCTGCATACTCACCAGTCTTCAGCGACAATTTGATGCCAAGGTTACCGCCAATCAGTTGGTCGGTGTCAGACACCTTAGCCAAGCCAATGGCACGCATGATCTCGCCAAGTTGCTGGCGTCCGATCTCCTCGGCCTTCGTGCTGGCGTTCTTAATGTTCAAGTTGCCAAACACCACGCGACCTTGGTGGCTCGGACCGGTGATGGTGTACTTGACCGCAATAAACTTGCCGTCCCCTGCTTTGGTGGACTTGATCTCAGCGCCTGTAATGGTGGCGTTGTACCAGCCTTCGGGCAGGGGTTCAAAGTTGTTATTACCAACGGGCAGCGTATCAACGCTAAATTCTTCGTCTAAAAAAGCCATGATTTAATCCTTAGTAATTGTAAAAGTAGGGCGTCCAGGGGTGGACGTGATTGCACCAAGCAAAGGAAGGGTTACAGCTTCAGCCGCCGACCCCCATGCCTTTGCATTGATTTCGGGCTTCCAGCGGAAGAGGCTGGACAGGTGTTCAGACAAACCGGTTTCAGCGGCCAGAACTTGCAGCTTTTCGGCGTCAATTTTCTTATTGATGCGGCCTTCCATGCGGATGGTGAAGCCGTTTTCCTCAACTTTGATAGAGCCATC